TCGCCAAAAACTGGAGATCGTGAAGAGCTCGATGCTGGAAATGCGGAAGGCCAGCGAAGAGCGAAAGGACGAGATCCGGATTGCAGCGGCCAATGAGTTGGCTGATCGCCGAGCCCTGCTGATTAAGCAGGCGCAGGAACTGGAAGAGAAGAGGGCGGCGCAATGACCGACAAGATCAGCGTCAACTGCCAAGCCAAGCTCACTGAGGCCATCACATGCCTGACCACCATGTACCGGGACAAGAGGTTTGTGGTGGTCTCCCTGCGCCCGGGCAAGGACCGCACCCTCGACCAGAACCGGCTGTGGTTTGGGATGTACAAGCGAATCGCCGAAATGACACAGATCGGCGACGCCGCGGATGCCCGTCGGTACTGCAAGCTTCACTTCGGCGTGCAGATCCTGCTGAACGAGGACGCTGGGTTCCAGGCCGAGTGGTACCGCGTGATGCGTCACCTGCCATACGAAACGAAGCTGGCCATGATGGGCGAGTGCCATTTGTTTGGCCCTGATGGCTTCCCGGTGACCAGCCTGTTCAACCGCGCCCAGGGCATCAATTACACCGACCGCATCGCAGCCTACTTCACAGGCCAAGGTGTGGTTTTCACTGATCTACTCAGCAAGGAGGCTGCATGATCGCCAAGCAACCAAAACCGAAGAAATGCCGTGTTACGGCGTGCGGTGCGTCATTCGTCCCATTACGCCTGGGTCAGGCTGTGTGCAGTCCTGCATGCGCAATCCTCGATGCACCGAAGAACCAAGATAGGGCCCGCAAGGCAATTGCCCAGCGTGAGCGCCGCGATATAAAGGTTCGCAAGGAGAAGCTGAAGAGCAGGGCGGATCATCTGCGCGAGGCCCAGGCCGCCGTGAACGAGTACGTGCGCCTGCGTGACGCGTGCCTGCCATGCATTAGCTGCGACTCGACGCCGAACGACAACGACCTCATGACCGGCAGCCGGTGGGACGCTGGGCATTACCGATCCGTCGGCGCCTGCCCGGAACTGCGCTTCGAGCCGCTGAACATCCACCGCCAGTGCGTGAAGTGCAACCGCAACCTATCTGGCAATGCCGTGGAGTACCGCATTCGCCTGGTGCTGCGTATCGGCGCCGAGAAGGTGGCATGGCTGGAAGGACTACACCCGCCTTGCAAGTACACCGTAGAAGAGATCAAGGCCATCAAGGCCAAGTACCGGGCAATGACCAAAGAACTGAAAAAAGGGGAAGCCGCATGAAGCTGATCAACGCAAGGCAGGTATGGACCGAAGCACAACACGAATCGAACGCGTCGATCAGCGCTGTGGCCATCGACAAAGCCCAGTCGGCACCGATCAAGAAGGGGCAGCGCATGCGCCGCGCCGAGGCCGTGTTCGCTGCACTGGGGGATGACAAGGAGGAACGCATCCAGGTTGTGCGGCAGAAGATCAGCATCAGCGAAACGCGCGGGACGCCGCTGGGCAGGTCCACTGCCCGCGCTGCTCACCTAGCTATGATCGGAAAAGTGCTACGCGCCATCGACACACTTCCGTTCCAGGTGCAGCAGTTCGGGCACTACCTGTACCACCCGGCGATGAACATGCGGCACCTGCTGAATGCGGTGCTGCTGATCACCGCCAAGGCCGCGCTGCCAGACCTGACTTCGGCCAAGCGCGTTAAGGCGCAATACCTGGTCACTCTGGCCCTGCAATCGTACAAGGGGGAGGTGCACGGGGCTGCGGAGTGGGGGCCGGCGCGGGTAGCCGCTGAGATGCTGACATTCTTCGGCGTCACCATTGACCCAAAGAACTGGACGCGTGACTGGCTCGACCTGTGGGAATCCCTGAAAGAAGTGATAAAGGAAGTGGATATTCAGGCTCAACAACCGCTATGGCAGGTGATCCACGCGGAAAAAGATCAAGAGGCGGCATAATCATGTTGACATGACGGGGTTTTGCGCGTACTTTTCCCATAGTGCACAAGTAACGCGAAACGCACACGAAACCCTGAACCCGGCCATCGCGCCGGGTTTTTTATTGCCTAAGTTTCACTGCAGCCAGGGCAGCCTCACGGAAGGCCTGGACGCTGATAAGCCGGTAGTGCAGCGCTATGGAAAAACACCGGCAGCCCACGCGCTCTGTTCACACCTGACTTCCAGAGTGGCGCGAGACCAGATCAGCGAGATCGATGCATTGGGGTGTCGACGCTGGGATTGTCTTCGGCTGACAGCGGGAAAGACCGCGCATCTATTCAGGGCCTATACGCTTGCACGAGGCCCAAGCTAACCAGCTTTGTTCCAGCGAACCTGGGTAACGCCTAGTTTCCCAGCCTCAAGCAGCATTGCGTCTCTCGATAGGCAGCAATCTATGCGGCCATCTGATCCTTGGCCCGCGTGACTTGCAGCCAGGCGAATTGCTTCTTCTTCGCTGAACTCTGTCGCAGTCGTTATGAAATGCTCAGGCTCTCCGTTCCTCATGTAATGAATGGCGTAATAGGCGTGGTTTGTCATTGGAGCCTCTTGGCCGAAGCCATACCCAAAAGGGTCGATTCTAAGTATCTGGAATTCAGAGAGGTCTGCCGGGATATGAGGCCGAGAGAGATGGTTGCGCCTGAACTGCGGGTTGTTCTATTCGTGTGCTTGTTAAATTATGACCACTGCGCTTACGGTTCGTGCGTTTTACGCTGAATCTATATTTTCATGGCCTCGACATTGATCGGGGCCTTTTCGTTTTTGGCCCTACCACATCCATCGCTCTGAGCTGGGGCTGCTGGGGCTGATTCAAATCTGCAGGTCATGGCCTGTCATATTCATAACTCCCTGACGGGGAGGAACCGAGATGTCCAACATGCCAGACAAACCAGACACATGGGCGATTGCGCTTGCGTGGTTTAGCCAGCATTCGCCAATCCTCTATGCGGCTGTGCTGTCCTGCGCCATGGCCGTCCTGCGCATCACCTACGGTGGCGGCACGCGGCGCCAGATGTTGGTGGAGGGCGCGATCTGTGGCGGCCTTACCTTGACCATCATCAGTGGTCTGGATTTCTTCGGTCTGCCACAGAGCATGGCTACCTTCGCAGGTGGCTGGGTCGGCTTCCTGGGCGTAGAGAAGATCCGGTCGATAGCTGACAGGGTGACTGACTTCAAACTGCCCAGTCGCAAGGTTGATTAATCCGCGCCACGTTTTCGAATGCGCCAAATCGTGGCGCGCAATCATGAGGGTTTCAGATGACGACCATTGCCTACAAAGACGGCGTGATCGCCTATGACTCCCGCTGCACACGTGGCACGACCATCACTGATGACGACTGCGAGAAGCTGGAGACGGTGAAGGGTGTGCATTTCCTTTGTACCGGTGCGACGTGCGATTTCGACGCACTGATCGCAGCCTATTTCGGTACTACTGCGTCGGCGCCCGTCGAGGCATCCGGATACGCGGTAGATGGCGGCACGCTCTGGCTGATCGGCCACGACGATAAGACGGGCTTCTGGAAGAACAGAATCAGGCTTGATCGTGCGGACGCTATTGGCAATGGATCGCCATTCGCCCTTACCGCAATGGACATGGGCGCAACTGCTGCTGAAGCCATTGAGATGGCCAAGAAGCGTGACACCTGTACCGGCGGACTGGTGAGGACGCTGAAAATCGGTACCGGATCAAATTAAGGATTCCCCATCACAACCAAGCAACCCGACTGGGAGGCAATCGAAAGCGCCTACCTGGCCGGGATTTGCTCTGCAGAGCTCTTCGCAAGCTCCACTGCAGCGGTGATGGCCGCTCTGGCTTGAGGGCTGTTCTTCCAGCAAGTCGAGCCTAATGCCGCGGATGCTTGAGCCAGGATGTCACCAACATCTGATTTTCGGAGTTCTGCGAGCGATTCGATACCCATTTGCTCAAGCCGAGTAATGACGGTTGGCCCTACGCCTTTGAGCGCGAGCAAAGCGGTTCTTTCATCTGATGAAAACGGCATCGTAAATTCCTTTTTTTTTGGGGCGATGAGTCCACGGAAGTGTGCCCGACGCTAGAGGGGGCCTCAATAGCCCGGCATGCTCGTTTTGAGAATCTCCAAGGAGGGCGTGTGAACAGACCAGTGCCGCCTGCATCACTGTTTGAGCTGTCTGAGCTTTCCGACTTCGGTATGCGCCTGACTCCGGCGCCAGAGGTGTGGGAGTGGCTTCAGGCCGAGGTCCTTGCTGACACGGGCAGCATTTACAACCCGGACCACGCCCATTTACTGGATGCAGACATCCGGGTGATGTGGGCGTCGTCGAGCTTCGAGAAACAGGGCCGCACAGTTCTGGGCCAGGCCGAACAGGTAGCGTTCCGTGCCGGTGGCTGGCAGAAGGCCCGGATGGAGCAACAGATGCGTGATTGGTTCGGCGATTTGCCGGCCTTCATCATCACGCTGGCTGCTGACTACTGCGCCCAGTGCAGCGACCTTGAGTTCTGCGCGCTCCTCGAACACGAGCTGTATCACCTGGCTCATGCGACCGACAAGTACGGTCAACCAGCATTCACCCAAGACGGTGCACCGAAGATCAAGCTGCAGAGTCACGACGTCGAAGAGTTCGTCGGTGTGGTCCGCCGCTATGGTGCGAGCCCTGACGTTCAAGCGCTGGTGGATGCTGCAAACAGTCCTGCTGAGGTGGGGAAATTGAACATTGCGAGGGCCTGCGGAACCTGTCTGCTCAAGTCGGCCTGATTCTGGACAGGCTCTGGACGGATGAGAATCTATGGCAGCCCTTCAAAACGACGTGAAGGCCTTTATCGTTCAGGCCCTGGCGTGCTTCGACACGCCTTCACAGGTCGTTGAAGCTGTCCAGAAAGAATACGGGGTTGTGGTGACCCGCCAGCAGGTGGAGACACACGACCCAACGAAGACATCGGGGAAAGGCCTGGCAAAGCGCTGGGTGACGATGTTCGAAGACACCAGAAAGCGATTCCGCGAAGAGACAGCAGACATCCCGATTGCTAACCGTGCCTTCCGTCTCCGTGCCATGAACCGCTTCGTGGAGAGGGCTGAGTCGATGAAGAACATCGGCCTGGCTATGCAGATCCTCGAGCAGGCCGCGAAAGAAACCGGCGACATCTACGTCAACCGCGCACGGAAGGAAGAGGCCGGCGACGAGCCAGCGATCCCGACCCGCATTCAGGTCGACGTGGTGGATGCGAGGAAGCCGAATGCCGAGCCTTAACGTCCCACAGGCTCAGTTCCTCACGCTGCCCCACAAATTTCGCGCGTTCGTTGCCGGGTTCGGCTCAGGTAAGACCTGGGTGGGGTGCTCGGCGCTGAGCAAGCACTTTATGGAGTGGCCCGGCGTCAACGCTGGGTACTTCGCGCCGACCTACCCGCAGATCCGGGACATCTTCTATCCGACCATGGATGAGGTGGCCTACGACTGGGGGCTCAAGACCAAGATCAACCAGGCGAACCACGAAGTTCACATCTACAGCGGCCGGCAGTACCGCGGCACTGTGATTTGCCGGTCGATGGAGAAGCCGCAGACCATCGTTGGCTTCAAAATTGGCCAAGCGCTGGTGGATGAGCTGGACGTGCTGACCGCCATCAAGGCGCAGCAGGCCTGGCGCAAGATCATTGCCCGGATGCGTTACAACTTGCCCGGGCTGAAGAACGGGGTGGACGTCACCACGACGCCGGAAGGTTTCAAGTTCGTCTTCATGCAGTTCGTGAAGCAGTTGCGGGACAAGCCTTCGCTCAAGGACATGTACGGCCTGGTGCAGGCCAGCACCTTCGACAACGAGCTGAACCTGCCGGATGACTACATCGCATCCCTGATGGAGTCGTATCCGCCACAGCTGATCATGGCGTACCTCAAAGGCCAGTTCGTCAACCTGACGTCGGGAACGATTTACACGGCGTACGACCGCAAGCTCAACGGGTGCTTCGACACCGTACAGCCCGGCGAGCCGCTGTTCATCGGGATGGACTTCAACGTCGGCAAGATGGCGGCGATCACCCACGTCAAGCGCGATCAGGGGCAGCCCAGGGCAGTGGATGAGCTGATCGACGGCTACGACACGCCCGACATGATTCGCCGCATCAAAGAGCGCTACTGGCAGCACGACGGCAACGACTTCAAGAAGACATGTGAAATCAGGATCTACCCGGATGCCTCGGGCGATTCGCGCAAGTCGGTGAACGCAAGCATCACCGACCTGGCCATGCTCAAGCAGGCCGGGTTCGCGGTCATCGCTCCAGCGGCAAACCCGCCGGTGAAGGACCGAATCAACGCAATGAACGCCGTCTTTTGCAATGCGCAGGGCGAGCGCCGCTACCTCGTCAATCCGTTCACCTGCCCAACCTACGCCGATGGCCTGGAGCAGCAGGTGTGGGGCGCGAACGGGGAGCCAGATAAAACCGCCGGCATCGATCACGCGAACGACGCCGGCGGCTACTTCATCCACCGCGAGTACCCGATCATCAAACCGGTCACCGCAATGAAAATGGGGGTCGCTCGATGACGGACGTCACTTTCA